CTGTCGGTGGGCGTCGAATTGGCTGTCAAAGTCCACGTCTGGATAGAGCCGTTTGATGGGTCCAGCGCCGGGGTGGTGCCGCTGACCGTGTAGACATCCTCAAGGATGGTTCCGGTGATTGTCGGCTCAGTCAGCGTCTTGTTGGTCAGCGTCTGCGTGCCGGTGGGCGTGACAATATCCTCACCCGCTGCCGTGACAAACACCACCGCAGACCCCGTCAGGTTCAGGAGCGATCCGGTGCTGCTTTCGTCCAGCGTCCGCGATAACTCAGTGGTGGAGGCCGTGTAGGTGCCGCTGCCAATCTCCCACGCCGCGCCATCTTCGATGGTGTAGCGGACGGTCTGGCCGTCAGTGACGCCAGCATCTGCGAAACTTTGATACCCGCTCTCCGGGGTGCCCAAGGTTATAGTGCCCGTACCGGTACTGGTCGTGGCGACTTTCGCCCGATTGACAAGCGTGACCATCGGTCAGACCCTCCTGCTGTTACTGTTTACGCCGGGTCCGGGATGCCGATTGCTACGGACGACAAAGTGAAAGTGTTACCAGAAGTAACAGCCTGAGACGCTGTCAGCGATCCGGTGGCTAGCAGGCGGCTGTTGCTGGTGTCCACAATAGCGTAGTGCGTGGCGGTGCCGGTGCTGGTCACCGAGCCGTCAGTGATCGCAGCAACGACGACCTCACGGCCACCGCCGGAGCGGTCCTGCGGCGCGCCGATGGACAGCGAGGTGCTGTTGCCCAGCGTGTAAGTGCTGGTCGCGGCGGCGTATGTAGTCGGCTCCTGCGAGCATATGTCTATACGGTTCGCCTCTGTATCGAGGACAGACAGGCCGTTATCATAGACCCGGTCGTTGAGCGTAGCCATGATCGGCCTCCTTTTGCTGGTGGTGGCACCATAACATGCCAGACGTGTTAATGACAGATGCGCGTATTTTGCTCGTTGTGGACGATTATATCAACAAGCAGCGCGCGGTCGTTTCGTAGTAGCCAGTTTACGGTTTTCTGGCTGTCAAACAGCATGGGCGAGGTGATGTCGCAGTAGCTATTGATTGTCATTCCGCAGCCAGCGAGCAGCGCGGTCAGACAGGCCCACGTCGTCCAAAATCTCCACCTCATCCTCGACCTCCTTTGCGACCCGCATAGCGTCGAGCCTGCGGCGTGCGGCTTGCGCCGCCTGCGCCGCCCCAGCGTCCCGACGCCCGGTCAGGTAGGCACCAAGGACAGCCGCAACGACAGCGCCAGCAGCCAACAGCCATCCCTTAAATCTCCAAAGCATCGCGTCTCCACAGCCACAGAGCCACGCCCGCCAGCAGGATGCAGCCAGCGACGGCGATGAGCTGAGCCGTGCCCTCAAGCCCTTGGAGGGCACCCACAGCGCCAGATGCCGCCGCAGCACCCTGCACCACCGAGACCTGCTTAACGGCCTTGGCTGGGGCGCTCTGCGGCGCTGGCGCGGCCTGCCCGGTCGTCCAGTCGCTCGCCGGGTAGGTGTCGCGGTCTAGCTCAAAGTGCGGGCCGTCCTTGAACGACTGCCACCGACCGCCCCAAGTGATCGCCACGCCCTCGGCCTGCGCCGCCGCCTCGACGGCTGGCCCGAGCTGGTCGTAGAGCGGCCACGCGAATGCGGCTCTGCCGTCAGGGCCGACCGGCAAGAGATCCACGGCGTGGCCCGTCAGGTGGCGGCTGTGCATGATCTTGCTTTGCCCGCTGGCGACCAGCTCCTTTTGCCGCTCCACGCTGCGCACGCCCTCGATGACGATGAAGTCGAGCGGGCTGTCCTGCAGCGCACGGTCCACCACACGCCGAAGATCCGGGTGGATGCCGCGCAGGCTGTTCAGGCTCCGCTTGGAGTACTTGCGCATCACTTAGCCTCCAACGCTCGTAGGATGCGGTCCGACTGATCCATAAGCGCGTCCAGCCGCGTTTCTATCCGCCCAAGCTGCACAGCCTGCGCTTGGGCTGTGTCCATCACCTCGTCCACCTGCACCTCAATTTTAGTGATGCGGCTCTTGTTGTGCTCGATGTCAGACGACATCTGGCTAAACATCCAGACCACGCCGCCGAGCTGCACACCCATGCCGATAATAATCGAGATCGGTACAGATCGGGACAGGTGCCAGCTCTCGGTGTGGGCCATAGTTATGCTCCCTTAATGCGGAACGCGGCAAAGTCGCCATCCATCAATTTGCGCTTACAGTATAGCGCAAATTCTTTACTACCAATAGCAGCGCCGCACTCGCGGCTCCACTGCTCGGCGATTACAAACGGGATCGAGCCGACCTTGCGGACGGCTGCGTCGCCGTGCATCGACGGCGCGACCTCGGCCTCGTGCTTGTTGAGGGCGATCAGGCTCTCGACGTCCTGCGTGCGCCGGATGACCAGCCTGCCGTCGGTGTCGAAGCCGTACTGCTCACTCGGCGTCAGCATCGTCTGCCTTGCTCCGCTTTGCCCGCGTGTGGACCTGCTTCGCCATGTCGGCGTCGATCAGGGCCTGCGCCTCGGCGTCGTCTAGCGTCGCCTCGTAGCCCTCGTGACGCTGCGCGCCGTCGAGCCAGATACCACGGTTGTCTGTCAGTCGGATCTTCATTTCGGTCTCCCGGTTGGGGCAGGGGCGGCCTGAGCCGCCCCCGCTAGTTTATCAGAGCGCCGGGTTGATGTCGGCGATGATGCCGTGCGCCTTTTCGTTGTCGACCTGCAGGCCGTACTCGGTGCTGATCAGCGTGCGGTCGGAGTGACCGGTGCGGGCCAGCGGCTTCTGCTTGGTGGTCTGCAGGTAGCCGACGCGAGCGTAGCTGGGGTCGAGGACGAAGACGTCGCGCGAGCGGATGAAGCGCGTCGGCACGATCTGCAGCTCGCCGAAGTCGGAGACGTACAGGTCGATGGACGCGACCACCTTCTTGTCGCTGATGTCGCGGTAGCGCGTAGCCGACCCGGTGAAGGTCGAGCTGATCTTCTGCTTCACGCCCGAGCCGCACAGGACGATGGTCGGCTCAGCGCCCTCGTCCCAGCACGACGCGATCACGTCCTTGAGCATGGTCTCGGTTAGTCCCCTCAGCGTCCCGTCGGTGGCGGCAGCGTTGGGGTAGCCCTCGGTGCTTCCCGACAGCGTGGGGTTGGCACCGCCGGTGCCGCGATCCACGTTGGTCTTCAGGAATGCGGTGAGCGACGCGGTCTCGCGTGCGGTGCCCGAGGAACCAGCGACGGCGGCGTTGTTGTCGCCGACGAGCATGGTCTCCATGTCGCGCTTCAGCTCCTTGAGCTTGTACGCGATTTGCTTGGCCTTGCGCTGGGCGTCGCCCGCACCGTTGACCGCTTCGTTGGTGTCCGACACCTCGACCACCTTGTCGGAAATCTGGGTGTAGTTTGCCAGACGCAGGGCGTTGGTCGGCGCGTCGTTGCCGGGTGCCGCCTCGCCTTCAGCAACGCGGTTGCTGTTCGACGCTGCGGCCAGCTCGATCACGGGCCACTCGAAGTAGGTGTTCGAGACGCTGCGGCGACCGATGGACGACATGAAGGGCGTTTCGGTCGGGCTGATCGAGATCAGCGCGTCCTGAAGATCCTCGCGGATGGTCGAGACGTCATAGGTCTCGTTGGTATTTGCATTGACTGCCATTTGATTGCTCCATTAGCTCAGCAGGAAATTGGCGACGTCATCGACGCTGCCGGTTTGTTTCATCCGAGCCACTGCTTGCTGCCGCTGCTTCGCCTTGCTGCTCTTCGCTGGCTTCTTGGCACCGGGCTTGACGACGGGTCGGGCCTTCTCGACCCTCCGTTCAGCCTCGCCCTTCGCCCCCATCATCTCGCGATATTTCATCGCGTCGTACAGCACCTGCACGGTCTTGGCGTCCGTGATCTGGTCGAGCGCTGCGGCGTCGAAGCCGTAGGCCAGACCGGTCTGCACCAGCTTCTCCTTGAGGCCCGACGCCCGCTTGGGGTCGGAAAACTCAGGAATGGTCTGCTGCAGGGTCTGCATCTCCTGATGCAGGTGTGCCTGCAGCGCCTGCTGCTGGATGTGCCTCTGTTGCTGGTCAAGTGCCTGCAACTGATGCTGCTGCTGCTGCCACTCTGCGGCCTTCCGGTCGTAGGCGATCTTGGCTTCCATGTAGCCGATGGGATCGTCCTTGAACATCTCGTCGCTTGGCGGCTTTGGGGGCGCGGTGAAGGAACCGCTCTCGAACTGCTGGCGGAGCTGCTGCACCCGCTGCGTTTCGGCTTGCAAGGCTGCATACACCTGCTCGACCTCTTTCTTGGCCGACGCAACTTGCTGCATACCCTGCTGGATGGCCTGCTGACCTGAGTAACCACGGCGTAGCTCGTCGAGGGTAACCTTCTTCTCGTCTCCGTAAACCTTCACGGAGTAAAGCTGTTCTGGTTCCTCATCGAGGTCCGTATCGTCCTCGGTGTCGTCGTCATCCACATCGGTGGCCTCGTCCTCGAGTACCTCCGCGTCTTCGATGTCGTCCTGCCCTTCGGCGTCGGCTTCCATCTGCTCTTCTTCCAAAGAGCTATCGACCCGATCCAAGATCAGGTTGTCTGCGACGGCGTCAAAGTCGTTGCCGTCGATCTGTGGTGCAGTCGTGGTATCCACGGTGCCGCTCCTCACTTACGGCGCTCGGCCAGCTTTCCGTCCAGAATGAACCGGTTGAGCTGGGTCTCCAAGTCGCCAAGCGCCCGGACCATCCGGCGCGCTTCCATCACATCAGCGTCGCTGTGCGAGGTGCTGGTAAATACAGCCACCTGTACACTTTTTAGCACATCGAGCGCCTCACGCAAAGTCGGGTCGTTTAGCAGCCGCTCGGCGGCCTGCTTACGCTGCTCGGGGGTCACTGCTGGCCTCCGAGGTTAGTGTTACGCTGGCGCTCCTGCTCGGCGCGGATCGCCTGCTCGTTGGCCTGCAGGCCGTACTTGCCGAGCAGCTCCGCGTTCTTGAGGGCCAGATCCTGCGCCATCTGATCGCGCTTGCGGTCGTCGTCCGCCATAAACTCGGTGACCCGGAGCTGGTGCGCGGCGGCGGCCTTCTGGGCGTCGAGCTGCATCCGCATGGCGTCGGACTGCTGCTTGGCCTGCGCCTTCATCATCTCGGCCTGCATGAATGCGGCGTTGGGGTCGGACTGCTGCTGACCCTGCTGGGCCTGCGCCGCCTGCTGCGCCTGCATCATCATTTGCTGCTCGATCTGCGGGTTCATCGGCGCAAAATATCGCTCGGTGTTGCGGATGCCCGCACCGGCAGCCATGTCGGACAGCGTGTTGCGGATGCCGGTCAGGCTGACGATGCCATTGGTCGGGCCGTAGGCCTGCCAGATCTGCATCTGTAGCCCAAGGATCTCGCGGTAGGCTGCCGCCTTCTCTTCCTCGCGCCCGGTGCCTAGACCGATGTTGACGCCGACGTCCATTGAGGTGTTCCACACTCGAGGATCGACCGGCTGGTACATGTTGTTGAGGCGCACCATCTGCGGCCCATCGGCGTGCTTGACGATCAGGCGCAGCAGGAGGCCGAAGAGCTGGCGCATGCCGCCCTCGGCGAGGTTGCGTGCCATGACCTCGACCTGACCCGCAGCGGCCTGCACAGTGGCCGTGACGGCGGCCTTGGTGGTCGATTGTAGGGCGTCTGGGTCGAGGCCCATCGAGGCGCGCGTGACGCCCGTCTTCTGCTCGACCATGCCGTCGATGTACTGCATCGCCGCCAGCGTCTGGCCCGCCGTGAAGGGCACCTCGAGCGGCTGCACAGCGCCGAGCTGCGTCATCCGCACGATGGCCCCGATCTCGTTGTTCAGGACGTCGTCGGGGTTCACCGCGCCGTCCAGCATGGCGAGGCGCGGGTTGTTGGTCATCTGGACGTTGTCGAGGATGCCACGCAGGATCGCGGTCGCCGCGTCCTGATCGTTCATGGTCAGGTCGGCGATGCTGCGCCCGACCATGGTGTGCGGCTCCGGGTCGATCTCGAAGACGGCGTAGGGCAGCTCGTCCGCAGGCTCGACGCTGAGCAGCTTGTAGGCGCTGCCGCCGAGGATCGCCCGGTGCAGTGTCGGGACGCCCGTGCCGTCGATGTCGATCCGCATGTAGGCCTCGGTGACCATCACCTTCTTCATGCTGGGGTCGGTGGCGTTCTCGTCGTCATCGACGTTCAGGCTGTAGCCCCGGCGAGCTTCCTCCTCCTGCTCGACCACGGTGTCAGCGTCGGTCGAGCTGTCCAGCTCCGACACCTCGTCGAAGTCGTAGCCCATGGCGACAAGATCCCCGACGCGCATGTCGGTGCGCTGGCCGCAGACGTAGCAGTCTTGCAGGCTGCGCGCGTTGCGGTCGAAGAAAAACTCTTCCGGCGGAATGCTGTCGATGGCGATCTTGCCGGAGGTGGTCGTGCGGGCGATCTTGAGGCTGTGAGTGGTGGCCGCCTGCTCGACCATCTGGCCCTCGGGCGTCGAGACCGAGGTCATGGCTTCGGACATGCCGTGCTCGAGGATCTGGACGTCCGGGTCCATAATGAGGGCCTGATACTGCATGTCGTTCAGGCCGGTGTAGGTGTAGATCGTGACGTCGTCCTTGGTCTCGTAGTAGGCCTTGGCGACGCCCATACGCTTCACCAGAGCGTCTTGGAAGACGTCGGACAGCACCCGGTATCCGCTGCACTGCTGGAAGAGCCAGTGGGCGTAATCGGTCGCCTGCTGCGCCATGGCGACGTCTTCCGGGCCGGTCGGGATGTATTCGACCGGCTTGGTGCTGGACAGGAAGACGCGCATCAGGCTGGGCTTGATCGCCCGCACAGTGTCGCGCGTCTTGGTGGAGACCACCTTGCTGCGGCCCGCCTCGTACTCGAGGTCGCACTCGCCGTCAAAGTAGCGCTGCGCCTTGATCCGGGCGTCCGCCAGATCGCTCTCGATGAAGTCGATGGCGTCCTGCACGGCAGTGGACAGGATGCCCTCGACCTCGTCTTCGGACAGCCCCCGGTCGTCCTCGGCCTCGTCAGGCTCTGGCATTTCGACGCCCATGTCCTCGAGGATGTCGAGAAGCTCGTCGTCTTCGATGCGATCTTCTGGGTCCATGGTTCCGTCCTTATTCGGTCACGAGAGGCACTGAGGTGAGTGCCCCTGCAGTAAAGAGCGCCTCGACGATTTGCTGGGCGCGGGTGGTGTCCTGCATGTCTTTGGCGGCGCGCAGGAGCCGCTCGACCGCGACGTCGCGCTGCTGTCCCTGCATGGACAGCAACTCGCCGAGGCTACGGTTCAGCTTGCTCGCGCTGCGGCCATAGAGGATCTCGTCAATCAGCCGGTTGATCGGAACAGACACCGCCTCAGAAACGCGGCCCGGTATGGACTGTCGACTGCTGCTCTCCGGGACGCGCGCTGCCGACAGCGCGTCGGCAGCCTCCTTGCGAGCCTGTGTTTCCGACCCCTCTAGCACCTTGCTGCGCGTGCGAGAAAAAGTCTTCTCAGCCTGCAGGCGCTGCATGATGGCGTTTGCGTCGTCCGCACCAAGGATCAGCCGGAGCTTTTCGGCGTTAAACTCCTTGTCAAACGCACCCCACGCTGCGGCGGCATCATTGCGTGAAGTACCCATGAGAGCCTGAATATATTCCCGCGCGCCCTTCTTGAACGCCTCCCTCTGGGGGTCGGTCATGCCCGACAGCTTAACGCGCAAGTCCGCTGGCGACAGCGTGGACAGCGGCCCGCCGGTAAACACTGACCTGCCGTCAGCAATGGCGCGCTCCAGCGCCGAGGCGTCCGCCCACCCCCCGCGCGCCGTGGCGTAGCCGGGGATCTTGTCAAGCCTGCGGTCCATTTCGTCGAGCACATTTTTCAGGATCTTACCCTTCTCGCCTGCGCCCTCCCGGAAAGCCTGCTCTTTAGCGTCGCTCAGCGCAGCGCGAGCGTTGTGCAAGCGCAGGGCCGAAACCGGGCCTTCCTTCCCTAGGTCAGACAGTACGTTGTTCAGCGCGCTGCGCACGGAGCTGGATTGATCCCGTGCCGCCATGGCGATGCCGCTGCGCAGGGCGTCAATGTCGATGGGGTCCGGGTACGCCTTTGCCGCGTCATATAGCGGGCCGAACTCCGTCGCCTTACGGCGGGCCTGCTCCGCGCGGGCTTCAAACGCCGCTCCGGGCTGCGCCATGTAAGTGCTGACATCCTGCTCAATCCGCTGCCCAGCACCAGCGGCGCGCTCACGCAGCGCGCGGGCCATCACGTCCGCACCCTCTCCGCCAATCACGGCAAGCCCCTGCGCCCGACTGAGGGGCGCGCCGGGGATGTCCGCAATCATGCCTTCCGGCCCGAGGCTGGCGAGGTACTCCTCAATGTCCTCCCCGGAGCGCTCGGAACGGCCCAGTGATGATGCGACCCTTCGAGACGCAGCGCCGCTGTATTCTGGCAGGGTACGACCGAGCCGCCGCACGTCTTGGATCGCGCGGGTCGTCGCCCCAGCCAAGGCACCGGCAGCGGGGGAAAGCGCACCTATAGCCGCCCCAGTGGCAGCGGTGGCTGGAGACACTTGGACCAACCGGTCTAGCGGCCCGCCCTCAGCCTCGCCAATTTGCGGCAGCGCGGCGGCAGTGGCCCCAGCCCCCATGCCTGTCAGCACTCTAGGCAGCGGCCCCACCGTCTGCATCCAACGAGCCGTGCCCAGTGCGGGCAGGGCCATGCCAGCGCCCGTACCGGCAAGCTGCCCGCTGGCGTACTCCTCTGGGGCCAGCATCTGCGCGGCCTCATTCTTTTGCCGGATCAAGTCCCGGTAGCGGCGGTAGGCGGCGCTGGCAGCCTTGGTGTCGCCGCTGCGCGTAAGCTCCTTGACCGCCTCCGCAGCGCCCCGGATCTCGTCGTCGAAATTCATAGCGAGGCCCGACTGCATGCCTCGATAGGTGGCTGCAGTCTTAATTTGCTCCTGCTCTGCCGCAGGCCGCTTAGCTCGGTAGGTGTCCAGAGCCTGCTGCTGGCGAGGCGAAATGTCTCCAGACCGTTCGAGGGCCTCAAGCACGCGCACCGCCTCTAGGATGTTGCTGGCCTCCGCATAAGTCATGTCGTCAGCCATTCGTCACCTCCCGAGCAGGATGTTGGCGGCGTCGTCACCGGTCATAGAAGACACCGGAGCCTGCTGCCGGATAACTGGCGGAATTGGGTTCTTCAGCGACGCCATCTCGCGCAAGTACGTCGGGACGTCGATCTCGCCGGACGCCAAGCGCTGCGCGATTTGGCCCGCCTGCATATCGTAGTTGGCTATGCCTCGCAGGGTCTGCAAGATCAACTCATTACCACCCGGCGTGTTGATGATCCGAGGAAGGCTTTGCTTGAACAGGGCAAGATCCGCGTCGGACATCGGCCCGGAGCCGGGTTGGCGCTGCTCCGGCACCAGTTGGTTGATCAGCGCTTGCGCAGCCTCGACATCGCTCGCTCCCTCCAGCTTCAGGCCAAAGTTACTCGCCATCTGAACAAAGGCCCCCGCACCGCCCTGCGGTGCGCTCCGCAAGAGCTGTTCCAATACATCATAGCGGGCGATGTTCCTGCTCGCCTGCTGCCCCGCTTTGATCGACGTTGCAACATCAGCCCCAAGGTTTTTACCCAGTTCTTTCTGAAGCGCGCTTTCGTCAGCTCCGGTGCCCACGTTGACAACGCTTCCACCGCCGCCACCGGAACGCAAAAACTCGTCAAAGCTGCCCGGATAGCCAGACTGCTTGGCGTACTCATAGTTTTTGATCAGTGCGGTGCGGTCGTCTTTAGGTTTCGAAAGAGCCAGCGCCGCAGCGTCCTGTCCGCCCAGCGCGCCAGCCTCCACCGCAGCCGCTAAATCAGGCCGGTTCACGCCCGGAGACCGCAGCCACTCGACAGTGCGTGACTTGCTCTGCAGCGCCTTCTCCGCCGCCAGCAATTCCTTGCGCGTCTCCCGGCGCTCTTGGATGCCGCCCTGCAAAGCGTTAATCATCGCCGTGTTGGGGAACATCGACAGGCCGCTCAGACCGATGGCGAGGTTCGACAGGATGTCGCGCCGACGCTCGGCGGGCGACCGGGGGTCGTCCTCGCGGGGGCCGAACAGGCCAAGCAGCCCGCGCGGCTGCTGGGGTGCTTGCTGGGCGTCCATGGGTGCTGCTCCTTGTGTAGATATGCGGGGCTGGCTCGGCAAAGGTATGCCCCCTGTCCCCATGCTTGTGCGACCCAAAACTTTTGGGACGTAAGCCTGCGTCTCCTTATAGGGCGGGATGCCACCATACTTTTGAACAGCTCCCGGACCTGCGTTATATGCAGCCAAAGCCAGAGGCCACTGCCCAAACGTGTCGTACTGCTGGCGTAGGTATTGCGCTCCGCCAAAGATGTTTTGCTTTGGATCATATGGGTCGACGCCAAGCTGCTTAGCAGTTCCCGGCATAAGTTGCGCAGGACCGATAGCACCGGCAGAGGACACCACGTCTGGCTTCCAGCTACTCTCCTGCTGGATTAGGCTGAAAAACAGCTCCTCAGGGATGCCGTAGCGGCTTGCCGCCTCCGATGCTATTTGACGCAGATCCATTTACAGCCCCGCGAATGCGCCGATGATCGTGCCGAGCGTACCCAGCAAGCCGGGGTTCTGCGTCGTCGTCTGCGTCTGCTGGCCCATGTTCGCCGCACCCAGCGCCGCCATCGGCAGCGTCAACGCCTGCTGTGGCGCGCCCGTGAAGCCGCTGTATTGGTTCTGCGCCGCGTTGATGAGCTGCTGCATAAGCGCCTGCTGTAGCGCGCCCTGCTGGCTCTGCTGGCCGCTGATCTGCTGCCCGAAGCCGAAGCCGAGGTTGGCGAGGTTCCCAAGCTGGGAAGCGCCCTGCATCATCAGGTTTTGCTGGCCCTGCGCCGCGCCCAGAGCGGTGTTGAAGCCCTGCATGTTAAGGTTAGCCGCAGTGTCGGCGGCCTGCTTTGCGAAGGCTTGGTTAGTTAGGCTCTCCGCCACCCCGTGGCGTGACCCGCCGAAAGCCCCGGCTCGCCGCGCCTGCGCGGCGGTGTTCATCGCCTGCGTCTGCCGCTGGGTTTCGAGATCCGCCAGCGTGCGCTGGGTGACCGCCTGCGTGTATGGGTTCATAAACCGGCCGATCTGCGGGCCAGCCATGGCCGCCCCAGTCGCGCCGAGCGCGCCTTGGTAGGCACCGGCTGACTGCTGGTAGACGTTCTGCGCCGCCTGCGTGTCCTGTGGGTTTGCTGGTCCCGCCATCTTAGGCCTCCCCTTCGCCCCGACGACCGCCACCTATTGATGAGGCCATTCCGGGGTTTCCTTCTCCAATGCCAAACGACCCGTCAAAGCCGAGCAAGTCTCCCATATAGGTGTCGCCAAAGTTGACGGTGCCGTCTCCGCTTATGTCTCTCAGTCCGTCATAGAACCCGCCGCCGCTGGATGTGCCGACGCCATTGGCGCGGTTTTCCCAATAGCCGCCGTCAAAATAGGGGTCGTCGCGGTTGAAGGGGTTGTTGCTGCCAGATCCGTCAGCGCCGCCGAAGCCCCCGGCTCCGCCGTATGCCGACACGCCGCCAGTGAGCGGCGCGAATGGGTTGCGCGGCCCCGCGCCGGTTGTCGGGTCGATAAACATCCCCCGGATAAAGTCGTACTGCCCCGGAGCGTTGGCTTGCAGAGCCGACAACATTTCGTTGTAAAGAGGAGTGCTGCTGTAGCCCTGAACGCCCCCGGCAAACTGAGTAGGCGCGGGCATGCCCTCCATGCCGGTCATGCCGCCGCCCGGTAGGCCGAAGGCCGCCGCCGCCTGCCCGGTGTTTGCGAAGGCCGCCTGCTGCATGGGGCTAAACGCCGCGACCTCTGGGCCGAAGCGCGGGACGTACCCAAGAGTTGCGATCTCGTCCGCACGCGCCAGATTTTGCTGCGCGGCGCGCTCCAGCCACTTTGGGATCTCGACCTTGGTTGTCTGCTTGCCGCCCTTACCGCCGCCGCCTGCCATGTTACAGCCCCTTTTCCATTACAGTCAGGGTTTCGCGGAAACCCCTCTTGTTCATAACCTTACGCCAGCCCTTGCGGCCGGCGAATGTGATGGCCTCGCAGCCCTGCAGCTTGCCCCACTCCTCAGCCGATTGCAGCATGGCCTGTACGCCATCCATGGTGCCGCTGGCGAGGAAGATGTGCAGCGTCTTCTTGCGAGGATACACTACAATCTCCGTAATTGCCATGCTGTCGCCGTTCTCCCACAACTGCATGTGCCCGAGAAGGACGCTCTCGTACACGTCCTCGAAGGTGTGCGTGCCGCCAGAGTGCGCCAAAGCCCGATCAATGTGTTCCCTCCAGCGCTCCATCAGCCGTGCAGCCTCGTGATCGCAATCGTAGACGCAGGGGCCGCTGGGGCGAAGGCCGTGGCGGCAGAGGCGTCTAAGTAGCCAGACGTGCTATCCACCGCCCACATGGCCTCCAGATAGTCTCCAGCGTTGAAATTGAAGATAGCCGACCGGCTAACAACCAGCACCGCTCCGTTCTGGTGCAGGGCGTTCTTCATGGTCGAACCGGCCACGTCAGAGCCGTTGACGCGAGGCCAGAACCAAAAATTCACGGTGCTGGCCGATGTGGACGCAATTTGTGCGGAGAATGACACCATGTATTCTCCGCCCTCGGCGAAGACCAGCCGCGAGGCGGGCGTGCCATTTGTGATCCCGTTGGACACACTGGCCGTATAGGTCAGGGCGTAGGCGGTGTCGGCAGCCGCAGCGGTTTGGTTGGACGTTATACCTCCGCTATAATTTCCATCCTCAAGTACAACCTGAACCCACTCGCCGTTCTTGGACACGACCGGGTAGCCGTTGACCTCGTCCCAAAGGATGATGCCGTTCTCGGACGGGTTGCTGTCGGCGGTCTTGAATTGCAGGCGCGGTCGCTCGCGCAGCATGTAGCGCACGAGCCTGCCGCCCCACGCTTTCCAGTCCTCGCCGACTGGCTGGGGGATGATTGGTGTCGTCACCGCTTACCCGCCTGTACCAAGTCAATGCTGGGGACGCCCCACCGCCACGCCCCGATGCCGGTTGACGTCACGCGCATGCGTAGCTGCCGCCCAGAGAACCGGATGTCGGTCGGGTTAGCCATGCTGAACGGCCCGTAGGTGCGCTCTAGGCTGTCCGAATTGAGGTTGGTATTCGGATAGTTTCGCGCCTTGAAAGTCGCCGTCACGCTGCCCTGCGTCAGCTCGTCTGGGAGCAGGCGCAGGGCATGAAACAGCGTCTCCCCGGTACCCATACGCACGGGGCCGCTTTCCGCGTAAACCTCTTGGCCACCATAGCTGTAGCCCGTCTCGTGGTCGTAAACAGCGCCCGCTGCAGAGGCAAATAGGGGCTGCTTGAACACCCCACGGTCAATGCCCGCCGTGCGCGCCATTTTACCGATCAGCCAGTGGTTCTCTTTGTAATCGTAGGCGACATAGCTGTCGATCTCGCCGTCCGATGACGCTCCGCTGACGTAGAACCACCAGACCTCGCCGTTCTGACCGTTGGACACCGCCCACGCCTTGCTGATCTGGTCGGTGCTTATATCCAGAAACACATGATCAGACACCGAGCATGGCAGCTCCTGAACGCTAGAACCATCGAACCGAAAGAAGCCTTTTTGCCCCATCCAGAACACCCCAGCGTCGGTCGATGCTACGGCCTTGCGGGCTATCATGCCGCACGCTTGGCCGACCCGCTCAAATCCGTATATGAACGGCGGCCCCTGATACGTCGCCCGGTGCGCGTCGATGTCGGTCAGAATAAGCGTCTGACCCGTAGTGCGCACTGCCGCCATAATCTGCCCAGCGGTTTGCAGCTCAATGTCGCCCGCTTGGTTTGTAGCGGCGGCGGTCCACTGGGTGTTGTTTTCTTGGTCGCACCAAGCGATCCGGCGCGGATTGCCGCCAGCACCTAGTGCAAACAAAATGCGTTCCTCGGTGACCAGCAAGCCGCTGCAGGATGTGGGAGCGTTAGTAATAGCTGCGGCGGGCGTCACGCTTGGAGCCACACCAAGCTGCCATTCATACAGCTTTCCGTCCGCGCTGCTACACGCAACCAAATATTCGCCCCAGTTGTCCAAATCCCAAGTGGTCGCCTCGGAATATGTGCCGGTGCTGCTGCGCGCCACGCCGTAGCTGCCGGTGCCGTAAAAACCGCTGCCGTAGCCCGTAGCCAGCGCGGCGTCTTCTAGCCCAGCCGTCAGGCCGGTGGGCGTGATGTCGTAGACGGTTCCGCCAGCCGTGGCCGCCTTCAGGCTGTTATATGTGCCGCCTGCGATCCAGCGGCTGCCGTTAAGAGCCTGCCATGTGTGCATGCCTCGGGGCGTGGCAGAGAACATGCTGGCGATCCGCTCGCTCCAGCCGCCGATGGGGCGCATGCTGCCCTCGCGCCAGCGCACAAGGCTGCCATCCCGCCACCGGCCAGAGGACTGCAGGTCGGTGCCGTTTCGGACGAAGCCGGGAGGGATGTCGAGAGGGATCAGCGGCATCTTCAGCGCAACTCCGCCCACACGGTAATACTACTTGCGCCAGTATATCGGTAATAATGGGTATCCGGTATTATCGCACTCAAGGTGGCCCGGTGAGTATCGCCGCCGTTCTTGCTACTTTCCGCCACCTGCACCCACGTTGTGCCGTCGGTGGATACCTCTAGGTATTGCGAGCCAGAGGACGCCCCGCACACATTGACCATAATCGCCCGACCAGCAGTGTTCTGGTAGCTGGTGCCGATAGCGCGCGAGGCCGACACATCCTGCCAAGTTTGGCCGACGCCCACCGATGTGGATGCCGCTACAGTGGCGTCAACATACGCCTTAACGCTCTGCTGTGTCGGCAGCTTGGATGCGCTGTCCGACACCATATCGTCTTCATCAATGGACAGGGCGGTGAACGCATAGGTGCTGATGTCGGTCAGCGCGACCTGCACCATCGTGCCGCCATCATTTGCGACAAGACGATCCGCGTCCACAAGCGTGGTGGCTGTGGCTGCGGTGCCGCCATCCAGAATGTTGATCTCGGCGGTCGTGACTGTTGCCCCGTCCAGCAGGTTCAATTCAGCGGCGGTCGCGGTCAGGCCGCTCAGGCTGTCGGTC